TAAATCTTATAGGATTGATAGGTTTGAAAAAGTACAACCACCTAATCTTGTGGCTATTACAACTGATGACTTAGAAACTATATTAGACGCATTTATAGCATTAGATTACTATTCAGAAGGAACTTATATTAATATGGCTAACTACAGCAGAGTAGTAGATAGAATTGAAGGTCAAATAAAGACAAACGAAAACTAGATGGATAAACTAAGTGAGGCGCAAATAAGAGAGAGAGCATTGAATAAGATATATGCTAAGTCTTTTTTCGCTGTAAACAAGTTGAAAGAAATATTATTAGAAGTTGAGGGCGTTATACCGTCTAAGATTGGTAATGATATATTAAGGAGAAACTATGAATCTCAAAATAATGAGGTAATAGTTTTGGATTATATAATGAATAAACTAAAAAGCAAGTAATGGCAAAAGCAGTAGAAGAAAAAGCAGAACCTACAAAGGTAACTTACAGCATCGAGGATATGAACCAATTATTAGGTTTCTTGAGCCAACAAAAGTACTCTGAAGTAGTAGGTCTTGTAGATTTATTAAAATCAAAAGGAGAATTATCTTAATTAAATTAAAAACAACAATTATGAGTAAAATTATCAACATTAGTATCGACGTTAAAATGATTAACAAAGAAAAAATCAAAGTTAACGCAAATGGTTCTCACTATTATAGTATGACTGTAATGGAAAGAAAAACTCCAGATGACTATGGTAATACGCATTACGTAGTAGAGTCTCAAAGTAAGGACGAACGTGCCGCTAAAGCACCTAAAAACTACCTTAAATCAAGTGGTAAGGAGTTTGTATTTGGTGGAGAAGCTCAAGTAGCATCGAATGATGTAACTTTAGATGACGGTGACAATGACTTACCTTTCTAGTATTAACTTACCAAATTCAATTGGGGAGGCTCCCTACCTCCCCTTATTATTAATGTAAAACTATAAATATGAATAAGTTTAAATATGAGTTAGAACCTTACAAAGGTCAGACCTCAAGACATACTTGTCCTAATTGTAATAAGAAGAAGAGTTTTGCTAAATACATTGATAACGATGGTAATTATTTAGGAGATGATACTGGTAGATGTAATTCAGAATCAAGTTGTGGTTATCACAAGAAACCTGAGAGCAACGAAGTTGTTGTAAGCAATTTTCAGTACGTGCCTCCTATTACCACATACCTAAAGGAATCAGATGTATATACAGAGCAATTCAATGACAATTTATACAAGTACTTAATAACTAGATTTAAGGAAAGCAGGGTAAAAAATGTTTTTAGTAAATACCTAGTTATGTCTACTGATAAAAAGTGGAGAAATTCAACAGTCTTTTATCAAAAAGATACAGACAATAGGTTTAGAACAGGTAAAATAATTCAATACGGTACAAACGGTAAAAGAATTAAAGAGCCTTACTCAAGAATATATTGGAGCCATAATTTTTTAGATGACTTTGTTTTAGAGCAATGCTTATTCGGAGAACATCTTATAGAGGGTTTTGATAGAAGCAAAGGAACAATATATCTAGTTGAAAGTGAAAAAACTTGTCTTATAGCATCGCTTGTTTTTAGTAGTGATTTATTTATAGCTACTGGAGGTTTAAGTAATTTAAGCCCATTAAAGTTATCAGTACTTAGAGGCTTAGGTGTTGACGCTATTCCTGACAAAGGTGGTTATGATTTATGGAAAACTAAATTAGAACCAATGGGTATAAGTGTTAATAAGGTTATGGAAGAATCTGAAGCGTCTAAAGATGGTGATGATATAGGTGATTTAATATTAACAAATAAAAAACCATTATGAGTAAAGTAAGTCATGACCTATTAGTCGATAGATTAGATGGGTTAATAAGTAAAGAGATACAAGAATTGCAAGAACTAACAGGGTTATTATCAGATAGTAGCACTATAGTTGATGCAGACTTAAAAGGAGATATAGGAATTTTAACACAAAAGATGAAGATATACACAAATGTTAAGGGTATGATTCGAAAAGCAGCATTAGGTAGCGAAGACTTTGATTCTAAAACCATTATGAGTTTAGAAGAAAGAAAGTTATTTATGAGGTTAGTTAGATTCATTATTAGAATTAGAAGGATATTTAAAATAAGTAAATAATTATGATAGATTTAAAAGAAAGCAAACCAAACAATGAGAACGTACACAGAATTGATAGTGTTCGTGCTAATCTAGATTCTCTAAGAGAGAATGGTTTAAAGCGTGGAAACCACGTAGGCTTCGAGAACTTTCATGAGAAGTATTCTGTTAAGAAAGGTAGTATGACATTTATAATTGCTTCACCTGCAGTAGGTAAGACAGCTATATTATATGAAGTATTATTAAACCTAGCAGAGCATAGTGATTACAAGATAGCAATATTTAGTCCTGAGGGCGGTAGCCCAACTGACTTGTATGCTGAGATGTTATGGGCAAGGTTACGTAAACCATACCTAAGACATGATATTCCTAATGTAGCTAATGCAACTGAAAAAGAAGTAGAAGATGCCTATGCATTCTTAGCAAAACACTTTTATATTATTGATAGTGGTTTAAAAGATTTAAATGCAGAAGGATTCTTCAGAGCTGTAGAGGATATCGAAAAAGAAGATAATATCAAGATTGATGCAATAGTTATTGACCCTATTGTTGAATTAAACTTTAATCCAGATAACAAGAGAGATGATATAGCTTTAGGCTCATTTCTAACAAGGGTTAGGAAATTTAGTTCAGAGAAAAACATTCACACATTTATAGCTATCCATACGAAAGCTATGCAGATGCTAACAAAGAAGAGAGAAGATGGTACAATGATGTTGTACTATCCTCAACCAACTTTCTTTGATACTATGGGTGGTATGATGTGGAGTAGAAAGGGTTATATGGTTATGTCTTTATGGAGACCACCAGTAGAATTAATTAATCCTGATACAGACCAACCTTATGAACGTAATGAGACTATTATTCAAATACTAAAAGTAAAACCTAAAATTATGGGTGCTGTTGGTAGAATTAGTTTATTTTACGATAACATGAGTTCTAGGTTTTATGAGAAGGATGCCTTTGGAAACAAATTGTTTTCTAGAGATATACTTGCTCATGAGAAAAAAGAGAAGCCTGTCAAGCAGGAGGAGATAGAATTTAAAACAAAATAATATGGATTGGTTTAAAGATGGCGAAGAGGTTTTAGCACCTCAAGGTAATGCTATTGGATTTGTATATGTTATAGAATTCAATAACGGTGATAAATACTTAGGTAAGAAAAACCTCTACTCTAGAAGAAAAAGAAATTTCGGAAAGAAAGAGGCGGCACTTGTCACTGATAAAAGAAAGAAGCTTTATGAAATGGTTGTAAAAGAAAGTAATTGGAGAACTTACGAATCATCTAATGGAGATGTTAAACAACGAATAAAGAACGGAGAATGTCATACTAAAACAATTTTAGATTGGTCTTATACACCTAAACAATTAACTTATTTAGAGATTAAATATATGTTTAATTTAGATGTATTAAATCCTAAAGGTAATTGGCTTAATGACAATGTATTAGGTAAGTTCTTTAAAAAAGAGTTAGAGAAATGGGAGCAGATAAAAAGATAGGTATTGAGGCTGAAGATAGAAGAATCGCTCAAAGATACGCTACTAGATTTGGCTTAGTTGATTTCTCTTTAAAAGTAAGTAGAACAAATGGTTTAAGAGCTATCTACTTTACAGGTACAGATTACGATGGAGTTATCTACAGATTAAAAATGTCTAAGTTAAAACAAATGAGAAGTCCTAAGGGAACACAAGTTGTAAACAGATATCATTACTTAGTAGTACAATCAGAAAAAGTTCATGGCGTTAAATATGATTACAGTTTAATAAAAGAAGAAGATATAACATTCTCAAATAAACTTAAAATTATATGTCCTGTTCATGGAGTATTCCATAAAAGAAAATCAGCACACGTTACAGATAGAGAGGGTTGTCCACAGTGTTCAGCTAATAGACTTAGGCAACTAAGGAAATTTTAAAACTAAACAAATGAAATCAGAAGAGCAGTTAATTAAAGACGAAGGGTATATTCCTGTAAAATATAGTAAAAATAATGACGAACAAGACGATATGAGTATAGATAGAGAGGATAACATAAATTTCAAGAATACAATTATTAAAGCTGTTTTAGCTATAAGCGAACAGAACCTAAGACTAAGTCCTAGAAGAATAAGTAAATTCTCAAGATACAGTATGTATGAGATTGAACTTAATCTAAATGAGATTGATAATATTATTAATGGATTAGGATTAGAATAATGACGTTAGATAAAAAAGTCATCCAGAAAGCAGTGGAGGAGACTATCTCATTAGGAAAATACACAGAAGAGCTTGGTTCTGTTATATTACTATTCGCTGAGGTGTCAGTTTATAGAAGAGGATTAAAATATCGTTTCTCAGAGTTTGATGTTGAGTTCATTATCAAACCTAAGATAGTAGATATGTTATTGTTAAAAGTATTTAAGTATAATAAAGATTTCGCATCAGCATACACTTACTTTAGTTTAATAACATCTACAGCTATACTTGACGCAATCAAAGACACTAGAAGAGCTTTAAAAGGTGAAAGCCATGGAGTTTACTATATCGAAGATATGAAGAAAGAGATAGCACAATTAGGAGACGGAGATGGTGATAATGCATTCGAAAAATTATCTATAGAAAACGGAGTAATTAAATTAATTTAAAACAACAATCATGAGTAAGAAAGGATTAAAGTACGAGGTATTTAGTTATTTAAAAAAGCATAATATAGATGTAAATAACAACAAGATTAAAGACATATACGAATTTAGTTTATCAGATGCGTTTGCTGGAAGAAATGAAGATACTGTAAAAAGAGCTGTATCAGAATACAGAGCATATTTAGCACAAGGAGCTTTAACTAACAGCACTATTCCTGATGTAAAAGTTAAGAAAAAGAAAATTAGACAAGGTAAAAGTGGTGTAGGTAAAACTATGGTATATGATATCGAAACATCTTTAGTTAGAATAGAACACTGGGGAACAGGTAAGACTTATATTAACCATACACAATTAGTAGAGGGAATAGAAGGTCAGACTAGAATTATATCAATAGCATGGAAATATGTTGGAGAAGATAAAGTGTATGCTTTAACATGGAAAGATGGTTGTGATAAAAAGATGATGACTGAGTTTATGACTTACTACAATCAATGTGATATGGTAATTGGTCAAAACAATAATTCATTCGATAATAAGTTAGTAGCTACTAGAGCCGCTTATCATGGTCTGCCTTTAAATAGATTTGTAAAATCATTTGATATCTACAGAAAAGTAAAAACTGTCTTTAAACTACAGTCTTACTCGATGGCTTATATGGCTAAGTATTTTGGCTTAACATTAAAGCAATCACATGAAGGTATTAGAATGTGGAAAATGATTCAATATGGAACTCCATCTCAAAAGAAAGAGTATTTACAAAAGATGGTAGATTATAACATTGGAGATATCGTTACTACAGAAGAATTATATATGAAACTAAGACCTTATATGGGAACTATTAGTCATGAAGGTGTTAAGAAAGGTTTGCCGAGATGGTCTTGTCCTGTGACAGGTGCTACAGATGTTGAGTGGGTTAATACAATCTACACAGAAGCTGGTACTGTACAGAGAATACTTTTATGTAAGTCTTCTAATCACCAATTCAAAGTAAACAATGCAGTTTACAGAGAGTTTATAGAGAAAGATTCAACTATATATACAGGTAAATAATATGTTAGAGCTAAGACATGGGAGAGATTACTTCTCTCCCTCACAGCTTAAAAAGCTGTTCGTAAGTGTATCGAGTTTAACTTCATACTTAAAAAAGAAATGGTCTACAACTGCATCAATGACATTAGGTACTCTAGTTCATTGCTTGATACTAGAACCAGATGAGTTCTCTAAAAGATACATAATTATAGACGATAGAGATATTTGTAAAGAAATTGGTGGAGCTAGACCTAGTTCTACTAAGAAATACAAAGATTGGTTATCAGCTGTTGCAGATGACAATAAAGGCAAGGAGTTTGTATCTATGAAAGATATGGCTATTGCTAATAAGATTCTAAGAAAGTGTAAAGCTACAGGAATAATTGAAGATTACTTTACTGATGGTCAAGCAGAGGTTACTGTAAAAGGTATTGCTAATGGATATGACGAAGAGTTCGACGGTCTATGTATTATAGATTACGATACTGACTTTGTATCTATTGATTTAAAAACTACATCTAAGCCTTTAAGTAAGTTCAAGTATGATGCAAATGAATTAGGTTATGATATACAAGCTAGTGTTACTAATTCTCTTAACAATAAAGAGTTTATATTTGTAGTAGTACAGACTGTAGAGCCTTATGATATAGGTATTTATACTTGCTCTGAATTCTTTATGAAGAGAGGTAAAGATAAAGTTAATACAGCTTTACATAATTATAAATTCTATGAAGATGAGAATTCTTCTCAGGTATTTAACTATGAATTATAATACATGATTTCAATGAAGAGTGTAACCACTATTCTAGAACTGTTTTTTAGATTCAATACCTCTGCTGACAGTGGGAGTATTGAATTTGAGTACAGTGATTATAGTGATAAGTATTTTAGATGGACTAAAGATTCATTTAATCACAATGAAACCCTTACTGTTATTTATAATGAAACAGAGATAAAGATATTCAATACATCTAAAGTTAAAGACAGAATCTATGGTAACATTGATAAAGTAAGTAACGATAAAGAGAAAATTAACTTTGGATGTCCTTTTGGAATTGTATCTGAGTTAGTGAAAATAATACCAATAACTAAATTATCAGACGAAGATATTGCTGATAGAAAAAAATAAAACAAAAATAAAATGGTAGACACAGATGAATCAGTAAAAGATATATTGACACTTATAGCATCAATACTAGGAGTGTTATTTGTAAGTCACTTAATTTATACATTAATACAAACAATAAATCAAATATAATGAAAACACTATTATTATCAATAGCTTTATTAATAGCTACAGTAACATTAAGTCAAGAGAAATGGAGACGAATAAGTGTCTCTACAGGAACAGCGATAGGTATGAATGATATAGTGGTCAGCAAGGCTTCTGTAAATTTATTCTATGAATTAGATAAAAAGTATTCGCTACAAGTTTGGGGTGGATATGTAGGAAGCACTACAAATGAATGGGTTGGAGCAAAGTCAGTTTTGATTAGAAATATAAAAGGAGGCTTTAAGTTTGAATCTGGACTGTATTACGAGAATGGTGCAAGAGATGGTCTGAATCTAGGTGTAGTCGATAGGAATCTATTTATAGGGATTAGAGTAACAAAAGAATTTAAACTATAAGGCACAAAAAAAGTAGGTAGAGAACAACTAACTCTACCTACTAATTAAGCAAAAAATATTAACCGAAATAGAAACCGCCTGATTGAGACATTTCTTCAGTATCGAAAGTATCGGTACCTGTTTGAGCTAAAGCCAACAAGTCCTCATCTCTGTTTATATCTCGAATTATACGAGCCTCCATTAATGTTGATTTATTTCCATAAGATAAATGCGATTCATTTGCATTATCTGCCATTGCACTTGGAGATGTATCAATCAATTCTTGAGCAACCTTCACTGCTAAAAACAATTGCATAGTTTCAAATAACTTTTCTTCAGCAACTGTAAAAACCTCACCACTAGTTATCTTATCTTGAAAATTATCATATACTGGAACAGAAATAATACTAACTAAATTAGTTTTCTGTATAAGTCTTACTGCTGACATAACTTGGTTAGTGTCAAACACTTGCTTATGCGGAATATTCCTCTTGAAAAACTCCGCGTTTATAAATAGATTCTCTGCCATTATTTAGTTTCTTTTTTGTTAGTATTAGCATTAGGATTCTTATCAGCATTTCCACCTTCAACAGGTTTTGTTTTGAAATCTACATTGATGTCCTCGTCTATAATCTCTAATTCAACTCCTACAAGCTCTGTAATGTCAAATAAAGAACTAAAAGCATCTATGATAACCTTTCTATCAGGAATGATTTCAGTTGCCTTAAACAGGTTAAAAGCACTTATCATTTCAGTACCTGTTCCTCCCATTGTTTGACCACTTGTCATAACTCCAAATAAAGTTGGAGATGTAATATTGTGTGCTGTTAATATCTTAGCATCATTTAACCTACTCATTGTTTCAATAGTCTTATCTAAATGACTAGAGTCAAGCATATCTATTTGAGGTTTCTCAGATTCTCTAGATACAAAAGATACAAGAACTTGGTCAGAACGAGAACCAGACATTTTGTCTTGAATATTCTCAGCAGCAGCCTTTCTTTCATCTTTACTCATGTTTCTACCAATCATGGTAATATGAGTCTTAGGAGTAAATCCATTCTTAGCAGCATTCTCTATCTGTACACCAAATTCAAAATCAGCTTCAATAAAGTTAAATGCTCCAATCCAGTTAGGTAATCCGTAACTATCTAAGATAGAATAAGGATTCTTAACATAGATTATTTGTCTTTCTACCTTAGGTGCGAAAGGGTCAAATAAAGGAATAGACTCTGCATCAGGAACTAAAGCTCCAGACTTAAATGACTTCTTATATATAATATGAGTATACTCACCTGCGTCATTAGGTCTAGCAAATCTCATTGCTCTTGCAGGAACCGCTGTAAATTTAACGATTCCATCAGGTATAACTTTACCATCTCTAGGTTTACCGTAATCTACGATAATGCCACAAGCACCACTCTTAGTATATTCAAATGCTGACTTAGTTATCAATTGATAAAGCCCTACATTAGAACCACCAGCATGTTTTATTAATGTATTTAACCTAGCGTTTTTAGTTCCAATCAATTGAGAATCAACCGATAAGCCAGAACCTGTAATCATCTTAGCTTTCTTTGTTATAATACCAGAGTGAGTAGCTGACTTGTACATCAGCTTATCAATCATAATATCTATATCATCAGATGCTCCAAAGGTTAAGTATTCTAGATTGTCTACAGACTTAAATCTAGGTCTATAATTCATTTGCTCCAATGATTTTAACATTGGGTTTACCTCAACACTTGCCGAATTTGTTACTTCTGTGTAAGAAGCGAATCCTGACTTAATGTTGTTTACTGCTTTTTGAAATACATTCATTGTTTTTTATTTACTTGTTATTAATTACTATGTTAGTCCGTTAATAGTTACATTCTCTATATCGTTAGATACCATGTTCTGTAGTCTTAGCATTGTATAGCTTTGGTCAGAAGTCTTAACGTCATTTCTAAAGTTATTAGAGTAACTATCCAAATAACCATCTCCCATCAACCAAAGCTGAACACATCTTTCTGAATATGTATCAAAAGAATATGGAGTATTATTATATGCTAATCTTTGCTGTGTTCCATCTCTATAATCAATAACCCATTGCAATGGGTCTCTTACTTGCATAGATATCTCTGTATCGTCAGGTAATAAGAAATCTCTTTTTAATGTAGATATTAATGTAGCTGCTACTTTCAAAGAATGATTACTGCTGAAGCTACTATCTGATTCTCTACCTATGTAGAAATCACCGTTAAGACCTCTATTTAATCTACCATCACCAACTATTGTCCACGTACCTGTGATATCTGTTACTGTACCTGTAGATAAATCAACTTGCTTAAATCTAAAGTTAGAAGCTAAGGCAGTTGTAGTTGATTGAGTTTGGTTAGGTCTAAACCCAGTACTATCTATGTAATAACCATACCAACCATCGGCAGGCTTATCAAATAAGAATTGTACTCCATTACTATTAGCACCATTTGTACCTGTAGAACGTCCCCAATAGAACTCTATCTTAGAGTTAGCTCCTGTTTCGTGAGTACTTAAAGATATTCTGTCATTGACTGAATTTTCACCCTGTGAGAAATAACACTGAGGTTTAGAATTATCTATATAAACTACTTGCGAAATACTCCAAGGTCTAGCATCTGTATCTGTAGATGTTTTACCATTGTTAGCTCCCCACACATCGTTGTTCATACCTCCCATATTAATTGGGTTGAAAGAATTACTATTATGTTCTTGCTTTAGATATTCATTAGCTCCATTAAGTACAATCGCTTTGTCCCAAGGTGTAGTTAATGTACTAGCAACTGGTACGTCTGTAGCTGTAATTGTAAATGTACTTGAAGTAGAACCATATGAATTAGCTCTAATTACTGTAACTGTATAAACTGTGTCAGCACCTACGTCCGATAAAGTACCTTGTAAGTAATGACTATAAGTATTATATACTAATCCACTTGTTGTAGGACTTATTGTTGCAGATTGGCTAAAAGTAGCTCCTGAAGGATATAGTTGTAAGTTAACAGAAGTATTCTCTTCTTGTGAAATATCACTAAAGCTAAAGGCTGGAGGTGTTAAATCTGCATCCGTTAAACTTGTTATCTCTGTATAATTTACTGCGTTACTCATAAATGTTAAATAAGTTCCACTTGGTACACTAGTCCCTGTCATGGTAGAAGCATTGTCTGCCATATACCACATAGTACTAGTTGCATCATCTGCATAAGTATGTGTGTGAGACGTTCCTGTTCCACCACTATTTAAATCATAATAATAAGCTTCCTCTTCTGTAGCGAATAAAGGATACTCGAAGTTATTATCTGGACTTTCAATATATCTGAAATACATTGTAGGTGCAACAGCTTCTAATAAGTGTACTTTTGGATTGTCAACTAATCTTACAACTGAGTCAGAAAATTTAATACCTAAATGAAACTTTACATTGTTACCTACAGCATAGTTAGTTCTTGAAATTACAACCCATAAAGATGTATCATTGTTATAATACTCCATAGAGATATAGCTATTAGCATCAATACCGATTCTAAACTCTTCAGCATCACCTGCCAACCAATTAGCACCATCATTAGAATATCTAAATGCATCTGCACCATTCAAACCACTACCGTCTATAGCACCTGTTTTAGCTCCGAAATGAGTCCAAGGTCCATCTGATGAAGGGTGAAAGAACATTCCCCATTGAATACCATGATTACCATCACCAGTACCATCACAAAATTTAGTTGGGTCTGCATAAGTTAAATTACCTTGTGCGTCTGCTATGTCGTCTAAAACTAAACAAGCTCCAAAGACACCTTCGTTTCTCATATTGAAAGTAAAGTACTCTCCTGCTTGGTTAATAGTCTCTGTAGACTTATAACCTGCTTTATTATAGTGTGCTTCAACTCCTGCACCTATGTCATTTCCTGATGGATTAATTGCATTACCAACTAAGCCTCCTGTAGTACCTACACCACCTACATCAGCAACTATTGTACTATGTGGGTCTGCAATCACTACTGCTTCAAATGCACCTACTGTGAATAGTTCATTTAAAGTATTATTAATATCATTAAGTCCACCAGCTATTACACCATTATCTAGACAAGCATTACCTACCTCTAAACCATAGAAGTGAGTAATATCTCCTCCATTTGCAGATACTATATGAATAGTACCATCTGCATTAATTGTAGATTGTATAGTATTTACTCCATAAGAGTAACCATTATCTAACATTATTGATGTACTTGTCGCATCTAATCCAAAGCATACATTTACACCGTTTAAGTCAATACCATCACCACTTAGTCCAATTACATTAGCATTTAAAGTTATGTAATCTGCACATTCTTGAGCATTTGCGAATAAGTTACCATCCTTGTCTGAGAATTGTTCAAAAGGTATTTGGTAAAACTCATATTCTACATCTCCTAGTTGAGCTGTTATTATGTCATTTACCACGTTAACAGTATTTGTTAAATTAACATCTACAACAGCACTTAAACAAGCGTTCCAATACGTTGGATTACTTGAGCCTTCAAAATTTATACAGTTACCTGCTTCGTTTCTTTTTATCTTTATAGACATATCTTATCTGATTATAGTTATTAACATTCCTAAAGGTTCGATTATTACAGGATTATCTGACTTAATAGCAGGTAAAGATAAAGCGTTTATATCCTCGTTTGAAGTTATCCAAGCAGATATCTCTACTCTATTCAAATACGTCTTTCCTACTGTACCAGAGCCATAAAATATAGGCTGTGCAGTTAATGGAAATGTGTACGTAATATCGTCGTTATCATTTCTGTTAGAATACCATAAAGCAGGTTCTACTGTCGTGTTAGAAATCTGTGGTATAACATTAAAATCGAAACGCACTTTAAGTAAATCACCGTATCTACAATCATTTAATTTAATCCTACCTGTAGAACCCTCAAAACCTGTCGTGCCATCACTAGGGTAGTTGTCGTTAAATACATAACTATAATCCATTAAAGAAGTAACATTGCTAGGTAAGTTTGCTCCTTGAAATAAACCTATTCCTGTTGTACCACTAGGTGTTGGTGTACTCCAATAAGGATTATCATTTGCTAAGTGATTAGCTTCGTTTAAAGAAAATACTTTAAATATTCCTGCATCTACATCAGCTTGTGTATATGTTTCACTTCCGTTAGTAAATGCAGAGGTTCTAGAGTAACCAGACTTACCATCATCCTCACTAGACGTACTACTTCCTACGCCTGTCTTAAAATTTATATTAGAACTAAGGTATTCTAATACAGCTGCTTTATCACCTACAGCTACACCATCTTCATCCTGAAGCTCACTAGCCATGAAACTATAAACCTCTTTAGAGTTATCTACGTTCCATACTACAAAACCACTATCCTCTACGTCATCAAAATCAGCTTTCTGTGAAGCTAAGTATTTTATAGATGAATTATCCTCATCTACAACTACGAAGTTGTTCTTTCTATAAATCTTTATGCTCATTTTTTTATTATTTTTATTATTTATATTGTATCTGAGAAGTCAGAATAAAGTCCGTCTACATCTCTAAATCTAACTTTCCAAGTATCTCCAGAAGTATTATCTACTCCAGTTCCTATAACTTTAGCTTTAGTATTATTATTAATAACAATCTTTAGTAAAACATCGTTCTTGTAAATTTCTATCTCTGTAATATTTTTATTATAACTATCGTACTCCCATGTTAAATAATCCTCTTCAACTGTCTCTAAAATAACGTTCTTAGGTTTTCTTAATTCGTTAGGATTGTAATCAACATACTTAAATCTAATATACAAACTAACTGAATCACCATTGTCATTTGTAGCTTGAAGACCTGCTGCATTTCCGAATTTATCAAATCCAGCTAAACCATCGCCAGAAGCTATAGATGTAAGAATACCTGTCGTATCATCGAACGAACCTGCTAATTCATACGTATCTCCTTCATAAGTACCAGTACTAAAGTAAGAAAATAAGTAATAAGATGTAGGGTTGTTGTATACAATATTAGAGCAATCGAACTCAAACGTAACATCTTTCTGTATGTAATAAAATTGCGTTGGTTTTACAGTAGGTACCGATAAAGCTGTTCCTGCTGTACTTATAGCGTCATAAGACTGAATTTTCTCAGCTTCATATCCATCAACAATTAATCTATCTGAATATCTACTAACATTACCTAAGGTATCTGTAAACTTTGAGTGATATGTATTAACAATCTCTGTTAGATTCGGTACAGAAACACCAGTTTTTCTACTTCCGTTACCACCATTAACTGATACACGATATTGTACTCCATTTTTATATGTTGTCGTTGTTGCTACTTCACCTGAATAAGGTCTGTATTCCCAACCAATAAAGTACCAAGAAGTAGTCCTTACCTCAGTAACTCTATAATTATCAGGTGGATGCAATATACTTGGGTCTTCATTTGTTATCTGAAAATAAATAAGTTTACTATCAGAGCCTAAAGAATTTGTAGCTGTAATATACATTGATTCTAATCTATCAACACCTGTAACTGTACCTGTTATTCTACCTGTAGTAGTATCAAAAGATAAACCATCTATTAAACCAAATACGGAAAAAGATGTAGGTGAGTTTGAAACAGGTATATTCAGAGTGTACGCCTCGTCTAATTGTATGTAGTATTTACTAGATGCATATATAACAGGGCTTCCTGTAGTACTACCACCAGTACTACCTCCAGTACTACCACCAGTACTACCACCTGTACTGCCTCCAGTACTACTACTTCCAGTTCCAGCTCCAGAATCTAATACAACATAAGCTCTATTAGGTTCAGTATTTCCATCAACTCTAACTGTTGTTGATGAAATTATACCTCCATCAGGATTAAGTACATTTAACAAATAAGTAGCGTTTCTTAATTGATTACTTTCTAATGATACTTCGTAAGTTATTGTAAAACAATCTATCGATTTAATTGAAATTGGTATAGGAGTACTATTTGCACTACCTAATTGAATTAACTCTCCTTCTATAATTGTACTAAGAAGTGTTTTGTTATCTATAAACAACAACTCGTTTGATTGGTTATTTGTTAATGTTTTCATTGCGTTTATCTTTATTTACTTACTTATTATAATATACTCATTATAATAGGTCATTATTCGTTTTCTTTCTATCTAAATACATGTCTACAATTTTCCTAGCAAAGCTTCTAAAACCTAAAACGTCTATAACGACCGCGTAAAGGACGTATCTATACCATTGAGGTAAAGTGTCCAGAGTTTCATAACTATCCTTGAAATACACGTTTAAATGCGTCCAGTCGCCTTCAGGAGACAATCCCTGTAGGAAAGGTACTATAGTAGCTACAACAACAGGCATTAAAAACAAATAAGTAAGTATTTCGTCTTTTAAAGTATATTTTTTATTTCTTGCGGTTATCAAATCTATTGAATTATCGCTCTCTGTATTGTTTAAAATCCTGTCAACTGTAGCTTTTGTTTCAGCAACAACTATCTCATGCTTCTGATTAGCTTCAGCTTGTTTAAGCTTAGCTCTATTCTCTAAGTAACCTTTACCTATTCCAAGTAAGTCACCTATTATTTTAAATATATTCATATTATTATAAGTATTAAGGAAGCCACGAATGCTATCCTATTAATAAGCATGTAAAGTTTAGGATATTTTATATTATCCAGTACAACTACAGCTCCAAATATCATCATTGTAAAATGTATTACATCTTTCAGTAAGTCCATATTACGTTCTGTGATTTATCAAAATCTAAATCAACGTGAATAAATGTTCCTGCAATACCTATTCTATTGAATCCTACTGCCATTAAAGCTTCTACTATTTTAAATCTAGTAATACTATCTTTTGCTTTTATATCTACAGCTAAACCCTTTATGTGACTTGATGTTGGATTTTTAATACTTTCTGGATGAGAAGGACTTCTATATGCACTGTTTATTATAAAAGGTATTCCAGCATACTCTCTAGCTTCATCTAATTTAGCTAGAAAGTTAACATCCATATTATATTCTTTACTTTTAAAGTACTTACTCATATCTTTTTTGTTTTAATTAAAACCTGTGATTACCTAATACACCAAGTCCAACTAATATTGCAGTTCCTACTATCCATTTAGCAATATTATAAGCTATATTCAATTTATTAACTTGTTTATTTAACTTATTTACAGTTGATATAACTCCTACACTTGTTGTGCGCTCGTCATCTACTAATTTATTATATATCTCACCTACCTTATCATCTAATGTGTTAAGTTTACCGTCTAATACGTTTAATTTATTTTCGAAGGTATCCATTCTATTTCTTTCTTTTAAATTCATTTATTCGTTTTGTTGTTTTTTTATTCTTATTAATTAAAATGCACACAAATCTATTGAATCTACTTCTGTACCACCTGTCTGAATATGAAAAGTACCAATTCCTGCGAAGTAATGATTTCTCGCTAGTCCTATTGTACCTGACGAATCTGAATAAACATTATCTCCTACTGCAGGAATAGAACCACTTCCATCATGATAGTATGTTTGAGTATCAACTAGTCCACAAGCTGTAGATTGACTAGTGCTTCCTGTACTTGAGTAGAATGAAGTTAATGTTACTGTCACTTTATAATCTCTAAAATTAGATAATCTATCTTTAGAACCTTTATGTAATGCATTAAAATATGAGTCAACTGAGTTATTGAAGCAGGTTACTAAATCCATATAACCTACTTCATCAAAAACATCATCCATTGTAAACGTTGTTGTATTTGGAACTGCCATTATATATTTGCTTTATCTAATCTAGCTTCTAATTCAGCTATCTTAGCGATTAATAAATCTATATAAGCTACAGACTTCATTCCTTTATCATCAGTTCTTACAAACTCTGGATGAACCTCTTCTAGCTCTTGAGCTATAACTCCATATCTATTTTGACTATTATCAGATTTCATTTCAAAAGTCTTCCAATCTACATCAATATGTTTATTGTCAACTTTTTTAATGTTTTCTTTAAGCCTTTTATCTGAACTTAATATAAAGTTACTTGCTGTAACTGTACTAAGAAAAGTAGCAGCTGCATTATGATTTATAAAAAATGCTTCAGCAAGACTAGCTCCCACTCTTACTGCAAAACTACTATTACCATCTTCTCTACACTGTATAACGAATCCTCCATATTTAGAAAACGCATTACCTGTTGCTGATGATGGATTTGTAGTAAACATATGAACACCTTCAGGTAAAGCATCTGCTTCAGCCTCTGATGTATAAGACCTTATACTAATATCTCTCCAATTACTTGTAGTATCTGTTGCACTAATTCTTAAACCAGCATTCGTTCCTCCAATAATATCCAACTTTTGATTAGGATTAGTAGTTCCTATTCCTAATCTACCAATTGAAGTAATTCTCATACGCTCGTTAGACGTTAAATTCGAAAATGAACCTCCAGCTGTTTGTGTATGAAAAGACATGAATGCTGAGTTCGTAGCTCCATCATGAGAAGCTTTCGTATAAGCCAAAATATCTCCTGCTCTAGAGAAAGAGAATAGTCCAATATCTGAACTAACTCCTCCATCGGTATGGTCTACATTTACTTCACTATTTCCATTACTTGCAACTCTTAATATTCTAGTTGAACCTATACCTGAAGAAGCATTGTCTGAACCTATTGCAAGGTCACCAAGAAAATAACTATCACCACCACCACCTCTAAGCCTAACGTTTAGATTGTTTGAAGTATCTCTTAGTAATAGATTTCCATGTCCTGCATCAAAGTATAACCCACTATCTGCTGTACTAGCACTATTTCTCATATGAAAAACCCATGCACTTGTAGCTGGTGCTGTGCTAACATAAAATTTAGGAGCTGATGTAGTTCCTAATATAGTTAAGTTACCACTTAAATCTTGTTTAAAAGAACTTCCTGCACCACTTCCTCCCATGTTTAGATTACCACTTGAATCCTTCCATATTCTATGACTAACTGCATTAGAACTTGTAATGGCGATTCCATCACTAATTGTATCTCCTTTTTGTTTTACTATAAGTGTACCACCTGAAGTAGCAACACCTGTTCCACCATCTACTGTTAAACTTCCATCTAAAGTATCTGTTGTATTTAAAAGAAGACCGCTTAAATCCTGGTCTCCTGTATTTGTTCCACTAAAGTCACTTGTTAGAGCTATTGTTCCATTTGTATTAGGGAAAGCAAAGTTTTTTCCTCCACTAATATTACTCATATCTAAACTACCACCATTAAGAGAAAGTGCAGTTGTACCAGTTATAGTTGCTGTATCGTCTAAGTTTACTACAATCCCATCACCAGTTTCAAAGCTTAACGCAAGTTCACCACGTATAGCCAATTTGTCATCTGCATTAATTCCAACATAGTTATCTGTATCGTCAAAATTAACTTGACCATCAACTGTCAAGTCACCTGTAAAAGCATCTGTTGTATTTAAAAGATAACCGCTTAAATCATAAGTAGTATCCGTATAGTTGTTAGCATGAATATTTGTGGCACCTTGGTCTGTCGTCCAATCTATATGCTCATTTGAAACAAAACCAGTAAGGTTATCATGATTTAAATTACTAGAACTAGATGTTAAGTATCCAGCTCCATTTGTAAGTTGACTATTGCTAGTGATATTATTCGCATCCGTTTCACCTGTATAACCTAAATCAGCTAGTGTTAAAGTTCTAGTACCTAAAGCTGTAACGTGTCCAGTTGAATTTGTAGTTATAACATCAACAATAGTAGCTCCACTTGTATCTATGTTTGTAGCTGAATAATAAGGGTGAGTATAAAGAAAATTCGTATAATTGTTGGCGTGGATATTTGTAGCACCTTGGTCTACTGTCCAATCAATAATATTATTACCACTAGGTATATTAGGTGTGCCACTTAAAGAACTGTAGGCTCCATCAAAAGTATTTACAGTATCTGTAAATACAGCATCTGCTGGAACAGCTGTTCCTACATTATCAAAAGCCCAGTTTGAACTAATTGCAATGTGTGAATATCCATCTGTAGGAGTGTCAGAAATTTCTCTTTTCTGATAATTGTTTACATGAATATTTGTAGCTCCTAAATCGGTAGTCCAATCAATAATATTATTACCACTAGGTATAGAGCTAGTTAAAGCATAAGTGCTTGTATCTACACTTCCATCCGCTTTTAAGAATTGTGAAGATGTTCCATCAGTCTTAATGAATGAAGTAGATTCTATATCTCCATTGGAAACTATGTCTGTTAATATTTTTTTTGTAGCCATATTTTTGTTTTTTGTTTTATTATTAATTGCTAAGATATTCATATAGCTAAGAGTATCCTAGCAATTAAATTTATATTTATTACCCTATTATTACTACTCTTAAAGCATTAGATGCTGGAGCAACATTGAATTTGAAAGTTGTAACTGTAGTTGAAGTTAATTCAATCTCACACTCTACTTGTCCCATTCCATCTGCTACTTCATAAACATTTGCCTGAACAAATCTATTTCCAATTGCGTGAGTTACTGGAATAGAAGTTAAACTTCCGTTTCCTATCAATGCACTATATGTAAGTGTAGTTGTTAAAGATGCTGTAATTCCTAATGTACTTCTTAGTCTACTTGGAGTAACAACTTTGGTAGTGTTTGAACCTGCGTTAACTTCTGCTTGAGAAGCTAAAAATACAATACCTTCATTAGAAAGTGTAGCACTTGTTTCATCACCAGTATTCGTTCCAGTTGAAAGTACTAATCCATCAATAAGGTCTTTTAACTCCTTACCCATATTAGCTGTTAATCCTTCAGTAGTTGAAGTACTAGTTAAAGTATTGTTTAGAGTTATTGCATCTAAAAATGCACTCATGTCAATTGTGAAAGTACTTAAATCATCTCTTGTGAAAGTAGCTAATCCAGTTGAACCATTTAAAGCTCCACTTGTCAATCTAGCTAAGTTAGAATCATCTAAATATAAAGCTAAATTAATGTCAGTATCAGTTCCATCTTCATCCGTATATGTTAATATGTTAGATGCTAATGAAATACTTGTAACTGTTTCATCTACGTTAGAAACTTTTGCTGTGTTTAAAGCAATAGCTGTATCTTGAACCCCTTGACTTGTTTCTAATGCACTAATATCAGATACATTTGTTGCAATGTTAGATACATTTGTTGCGATTGCGGATGCATTCGTTGCGATTCCACTTATGTCTTGGTCACCAGGATATGAAACCTTAGCTGTGTTTAATGCAATAGCTGTGTTTTGCACTCCTTGACCTGACTCTAAACTAGAGATATCAGATGCGTTAGTTGCAATTGCAGACGCGTTAGTTGCAATTCCACTTAAATCTTGGTCTCCTGGGTAAGAGACTTTCGCGGTATTCAAAGCAATTGCTGTATTTTGAACTGTTTGACCTGACTCTAAAGAAGAAATATCACTTACATTTGTTGCAATGTTAGTTGCATTTGTAGCTATACCGCTTAAATCCTGGTCTCCTGGATAAGAAACTTTTGCAGTGTTTAATGCGATAGCTGTTACGTTTGTTGCGATATCAGAATCGTTAGACTGAATTGCAGCTAAATTACTTGCTACGCCAGATGTGTTAGTTTCTACTTCGTCAAATTTAGCCTTACTCATTACACCTGCTCTAAGTGTAGATGCTGATGCTAAAGTTGCATTACCTCCATCAGAAGAATTAACTGCTACTGTTGTAGTCGTAGTAGCTCCTTCAGATAAGCTTGTAGATACGTTACTTACTAATCCACTATATTGTGAGTTAGTTGCGTTATCTCCAGTGTTAGTTCCACTTTGATTTCCTACTACTGCTTTTTCTGCTGCAGATATAAGACCTGCATTAGTTCCATTTGCTAATGGAATAGTTGCGTCGTTTCCTGAAGAAGAAGTTACAACTCCATTAGAAACTCCTGCTGTATAAGCTAGATTTGTGATTCCATCAGAACCTAAGTCTATCCATACTGAATCAGCTTCACTCCATACAAATAAAGTATCATCGTCTGTACTCCAGTATATTTGACCATCATTTGGAGATGCAGGTGCTGTTGCTAAATTTTGTACTACAGCGTTTAGTAATTGATTTTTGTTTAAGTCTAAATCGACTAAATGTTTAATGTAAGCCATTTTTATTATTTTTTAATTAGTTAAGATATGCTTCTCCTGAAAATGAAGAATTGAATGTTATTGTTAAATTATTTAAGTCTATATAATCTATCTGTCCTACAACTATACTTTTAGCTGTATCAACCGAACATGCGGATGGGTATTTGTTTAAATTATGTTGTATAGTCCATATTAAAGAAGGCATACCTTGGTCGAATATAAAGTTTTTGTCGACTGCCTCTCCTTGAGGTATAGGTGTCGATACTATAGAAAACGTTTGACCGAAGTTACTTACTATTATTATATTTAAATTACCGTCACTACCAACAACTAAATTACCAGCGTTAGTGTATGTACCAGCTTCACTAGCAAAATACCAACCATCTATATCAGGTACATCGGAAATTCTTAAAGAACCTACAAAACCACTTCCTTGCAATATAGCTAACTTTAATGAGTTAACTTTGTTTACAAAATAATTAAATTCATCAGGTGACAGCGTGGTATTATTATCCTTTCCAGGTATGTTTATAAATGCCATTTGCCTTTTGTTTATTTCAAATTAAAGTAAAAAATAGCCTTACGATTAAATTCGTAAGGCTATCTTAATTATGCTACTACAGGAATACAGTTCTGTCTAGGAACGGTAGATTCGTTAGTAGTTTGGTCTGCTACCCAGTCTCCTTCCCCAAGAAGAGCTGGAGTTGACTTAGCTAATACATTAGCCCACTTGTCTTCAAGGTCGAAAGATAATTCACTTTCTTCACCTGAGAACGTAAGTGTGTAGACATTCTTTTCAGAACGTCCTGAGCCTGATGCTCCAGAACCTGAAGTTGCCTTCATACCATACTTTGCGCCAAGAACATGTTTAGTTCCTGCAGCACTCTCTACAAACAATAATACATTAACGTTAGGGTTTAAAACCGAGTTAATTAAATTACGTTTAGACTTAGTCATTCTAGGAAATTCAATAGTTAACGTTGGTACGTTAGTTATCAAACCAGTTGCGTCAACAGTTTTTGCTTCGCTCCATCCAGTTACTCCGTCTTTCTTGTTAAAGTCTAATTTAAAAACTTCACCACCACCAAAGGCAAGTGTAGTTACTTTTCCAAACTCAGCGTTTGGAGATAAATCAGCTTTTAATGGCTTGTCTACAAAACCAATTACCGTATCGCAGGCATTAGCAATGTATATATTCTTTAAGCCTCCTGTAGGGATGTCAGAACAATCTAGTCCTAATCCATCCAATTCTAATGTGGTTATACAGCCCATTATACTATTGCTTTAACTTTTGTTAATAATGTAGTCCAAGTACTAGCGTCTATTAAACGTGCAAGGTTAGTTTCCTCACCTGTAAATTTAATATCATAACTATTTTTCTCAGACCTTCCTGCGCCAGACTTACCATTAACCTCTGCACCTTGCATACCAAAATCAAGACCCAATGCGTGTCTGTCTCCTGATGCTGTTTCGATGAAGATAACTAAATCTTGTCCTGAGCTAGAAAGCACTTCTAATGCATTTCTTTTGTTTAAAGTCATTTTAGGGAATTCCAACATTACTGAAGGAACTGCTGTTACTATTTGACTATCATCTACTGTTTTCTCGTCTGTAAAGTTACTATATCCATCCTTAGAGTTAAACTCTAAATCTACAACTTTATTAGCTGCGATTGTTACTGCAGTTACTTCACCATCAACTTCCGTAAAAGCTGTTAGGTCTTCGTACTTCATAACAAGAACTTGAGTAAGTCCACCAACTGGCACGTCGCTACAATCTAATGTAACGTCTGCGTTGATTATTCCTAAATCACAAGGCATATCTTTTATGTTTTATTAATTACTAATTACAATTCTTTTGCTATCAACATAGCTTCCTTTAAATGCGATTCCAGTAGTTATATAACTCTTGTTCTCCCATTCTTTAACTATTACACTAATCTTACCAATATCCATTGAATCATCAATAACCATTAAGTCATTTCTGCTAGATTTAGCTATCATTTCATTACCTGATAATGATTTGTTTGCTACTATATTAAAACCACCAACCATAACACCGAAAGAAGATACTTTCTCTCCTAAGTGTTCGTTAAGTAATTTAAAAGCTTCAGCAGAAACCTCAATACCATAATACTCTCTTGAATACTTGTCTAAAGCATCTGCTAAGAAATCAGCAGGTAAGCCATTAACAAATTCAGTTACAGTAGCATAAGTAAGAGCAGCGGTAGTAATACCACCAGATAAAGTTACTTTTGTTACTCCTGCATCAGCTGTAGCCTCAGCTATAACATCTGCATGAAACTGTGTACGAATTTCGTCACCCATTTGTTCCGATAAATAAGGTATAAGAGCATCGATGTAAACATCTTCTTCTTGACTGTATTTGTTAGCGAAAGCTGATAACCAAGTTCTTTTTAAATCACAGTGAGATATAGGAAATGATAAATTGTAATAGTTAAGTTCAATTTCTTTTGCTGTAAGCGCAGAAGGATTATCGTCTAAGACGCAATCTGATGCTTTAAGCAATGTGCCTGTAATACTAATATCATTCACAGTAGACTTTCCTGCTACACCATCCATTATTCTAACGCCTTGTAACCAGCTGTAAGAATCGCGTATGTGTCTCATTAAGCTTGAATCTGTGTCTTGATACTTTAAACTAGCTATTGTTAAACTCATTCTATTATATTGTTTTAAAATATCCCTCTATAAATTAATACAGAGGGAGATTAATTATTATTACTACTTATGCTACTGCTGTATATTCAACAATCAATTCAGATTTCTTATATCCAAAACCGATAGTGAATTGTCCCCAGAAATAATCAGAAGATAATTCTTCGATGTATTTAGTCTGGATAGCTTTAACGTCTGCGATATCATCAACAACAGTTACGAAGTTATCTAAAGGAGCTAATATAACTCTTTCAGCCGCTTGGTTAATATCTAAATAGATAGGGATTCCCATATATCTCATTGGTAAATCTCCTGCTTCAATTTGAGCTCTCTCGTTGAAAGTCATATTGTTAGTTAAAGCAATGTGAGCTGCTTGGTAAGCTTCATAAGATAAGATATAAGATAATCCTATATTTTGGTCTGTTGCTACACCATTAACGCTGAAGTTAGATAAATACATTTCTTCAGTCATTAATTTGAAAACAACTTGTAACTCAGCTAATACTGTTGCTGGGTCAATTAATAAAGCTGCTGTTCCTGAAGCACCTGAAGTTTTGTTCACGTTTGCATCTGCTGTAATTTGAGTTGCAAGTTCATCGTGAGCTAAAGTTCCGATATGCTTAGAAGCTAATTTAGAGAAATAATCGAATACCCAGTCTTTAAAGTCTGAATCCATAGTCTCTTGATTGTTCTGTCCTTGTTTAAGCATTAAACTTCTGTAAGAACGTTGTAAAGCTGTCTTACAATTTTTAAATGCCCATTTGTAATTCTTAGTTACAAATTCTTTCTCATCAATAGATACTACTGATTGAGGGTCAAATACACATAAATCTGTACCCCAAGATAAAGAACCTGCGAATACTGGAATTTGTTGTTTGTCTTTAACACCGTCAAATAATGAAAAGTGTTCTTGAATTCCTGCGCTGATTATAGTTTGTGCGATGAATTCAGATTCGGTTCTGTTACCGTATTCTAATGCTGCAATAGTTACTGCCATTTTGTTTATTTTTAAATATTATTATTTTACTAATTAAAATTTACTTAACCAGTTTTTACTTGCTACGCCTTTATCAGCGATTGCTTTTGATAAATTGATTTCAAATTTTTGAACTCCTGTTGCTTTTAATGCTGCGAATGCTTCTTTGTCTGCTTCAAACTGAGTTTGTAACAAAGCTAATTCAGCTTCTTTTTCTTCTAAAGATGCTTTAGATAACATAATGTTTTCCATAGTTTCTTTAACCGCTGCAAATTCTGCGCTTAGGCTTTCGATAGATTCTTTTGTGCTTAATTCTACATTCACTGTCTCTAAAACAACACCGTCAACTACATTGTAGTTAATAGACTCATAACTAAAATCTCCAGTGTATGCCTCTGGCAAACCTGCTTCATTTTCAGTCACTAAGTAAGTGTTCTTTTTTAAGTCAGAATTGAAATGTAATTTAACACCGTTTACTTCCACACTGTTTGTGAATACGTCTGTAATGTTCATTGTTACTTCTTTTTTAGGTTCTTCCTCTTTGTTAAATAATAATTCGTTTTTCTCTACGATTGATGCGTCTAGCTCTATGCTAAATCCATTCAATCCACTTTCCTTAATCTCATTCCAGATTAATTCATTGTTTACTTTTACTTTCATAAATGATGTTCCGATAGGTTCTTCAATTCCAAAGTCAATAGACTTATCATTTTCTGACTCCTTAATCCAAACTTCTTGAACATCAATATCTCCTTCATTTGCGTCATGCTTATGTTGAATAGTAAATAACCCAGCAGTCCCAGACTTAATCATCTTGCTTGTTAGTTCTCTAATCGTTTCAGCAGTAAAGTTGACCCAAAATTTAAATCCATCAATATTTCTGTAGATTAACTTATCTGGAATCATTATAGCTCCGATAAGCTCTCTTTTTTCTTCACTAGCAAAAGTGAATTGAGGCTTGTCCTCATTGAAATGGAGAAATTGAGATTCCATAGCTGGTAACGTAACTAAAGACGTTGCTTTGATTCCAATATCATCCTTTCCAAGTGTTATGTCATAAACATCTAATCCGTTGTATTTCATAATTCTTATTTATATTAATATACTCATTATAACACCTAACCTAATAATTCAAATACCATACTAGTTTTTGTCTTTCTACCTCTAGAGGTTAATTTCCTCTTAGCAAGTGAAGCACGCTTCTTTGAAGGGTAAACAGAAGCACCACTAAAACCTAAAGGAAAACTTCCGTCCCATAAACTTGAATGTGAATATTGCTCTGTATTACAAGACTTCAAAATATACCCTGTACTATATAAAATATTAGATAAAGCTCCGTCCTCAACTCTCCTGATTGGCGTTAGAACTAATTCACCTTTTACTTCCGTATTGTAAACTGTTCTAGCATAACCATAGTTAGCTATAGAAACTTCTTCTTTGTAATTCGCTACGAGAAAACCATTCTCTACATTCGAATCTGATTTGAAAAATAGAACGTGTTGAATCTCACCTCCAAGATGCGTTTGTACCTCAGGGTGTAACCAAGCACTAGTTTCAAATGTAATGTTAAATACATTTCCTTCAGATGCTATTTGATTTACAACACCTACACCAAATCCAAAAGCTGCGTAATCTCCAGTCTGAACTTGATTTAAAGTAATGTCTGCATCAATAGGTAACGTCATTGTGTACCTAAGACCAGTTCCTTCAATTATTTCTACTATAGAGACTGTGTAAGCCTCATAGACTGGGGAGTGGTATATATCTACACTACTCCCTATTCTAAATCTATTATTCCTAATTGGTTCCATTTATTTATTTTAATTTATTATGCACATAATGATTTATTAGTAACTGTACCGTTATCTAAATATATAACAGAGGTCGTACCTATAAGTTTATACCATCCATTAGGTGGTATTATACTAAACTCGTTTTGACGAACTTTATCACCAATAACTGGTTCATTACCTACTCCATCATGATAAAAAGAATAAGTTATATCAGTACTACTACATGCATTAGCTTCAGTTGTGTAACTATCACTTAAAGAAAATAACGTATAAATAGCTGACGCAGATGTTGTTCCTACTATAGTTGTTTCACTAGATGTCTCTACACCTGTGTCTATATAACTAACACCAAAAGTATAATTTGTAGAGGATGTTAATCCTGTAAATAAAATACTTGACTGTGTTGTATTTGTATAAAAAACACCATTCTTAGTTATCCTATATGAATCAACCCTAAGGTCTGAAGAAGCGTTATAGTTAAATCTTATTTGACTCTCCGTTATATCAGATACAGAAAGACCTGTAGGAGCTGATAAAAAACAAGATGGTATAATAACACTTTGACCTAAACGAGTACTTTCATTTCCTGCAGCATCTAAAGCAGATACACTAATAGATACTGACGAAGAGCCTGTGTAGCCTATGTAATTATAAGACAATACAGTGCTGGCAACATTAGTTAACAATGTACCTCCGTCATATATATTATAAGAAACAACACCTACGTTATCGTAAGGTTCAGTCCATGACATAGTAACTCCATCACAAGTAATATTACTGTAAGTCATAATCGGAGCATCAGGCGTAACTGCGATATCAGGAGTAGCAGCTAAATCAGTTGTCCAATTAACCTCGCTTTCATTACCATCAGCATCTATTGCAGATACTCCAAAGTAATACGATTGACCTGTAGTTAATCCTGTATGATTATAAGATGTATTAGTTACAGTTGTAATAAAATAACCGTCTAAATATACATTATAACCAGTAACAGCTACATCATCTGTAGAAGCATCCCATACAGCCTGAAACAGGTCGTTAACAATGTGGTTTAAAGGCATTGTAGGCGCACCGTTTCTCGACCATAACTTCTTCTTAATCAATTTAACATTTATCATTCCACCTCTCTTACTGGATAGTGGATAATCATTTAATCCTTGATATTCCCATTCTTCTCCTTTGTATAATAACGTAGGAAAGTCCATTAAGAATTTCAATGTAGCTTCTGAAGCATATAAATCTGGAGACAATATAACTGACTCATCACTAACCCTATCCATTATATTCTGAAACCATGTTTGCATATATAAATTTCTAGGCTCTATAGGAGCTTTATCATCTACAAAACTAATTAAATTAAATCCAGTATCGTGTAATGATACAGCTTTTAAATATGTTGTAAATTGTACGGTTCTAAAAGAATTATAAAAAGCAGCATCTAGCTGAGGTTCTATAAAATCAACATCGTAATTATATGTGCTTAAAGAACATTCATTGATAGGAAACCATAAATTATTTTGTTCACTTTCAAGAAATGTAAATATTGGTTTTAAAGCTGTTGCAGGTTCTTGTTTCCTGTCAGATACTCCAAAGTGATTAGAACTTAATCCTGTAGCTAATATCCCAAAAGAACTATCATCATATTCGTCTCTAAACATTTTATCATTAACAATAGCACTAGTGAAGCTCATTGTAACCTCATCTCTTTTTACGTCAGATACAATATTGTTATCTAATCTATTAAAATCTACATCGTAAAATGCAGGGTTAGTATCTTTTATATTAATAACACCTATTTCATTATCTGTAAACTCAACAGCAACTCCTGTATCTGTTAAATGGTCTATATGATAAGAAACACCTGATAATCTATTTTCATTAGTATCTAAATGTATAACTCCATCACTTGTAGAATAAAATTTCAAATTAAATCTTTGAGAAATCATTTTTACAACATCTATTAACTTATAATCCTTAACAGACTTCATGCTTTCAACCATATCTATTACAGCTTCATTCATTATTGTTTCACTAGAATAAGTACCTGATGTGAATCCAGTAGGCATCATTGTTGCCTCTGTAAACTCCATTGATAGATTTAATGGATAAGTAAAGTTTGTTCCGTCACCATCTGCTGATGGATAAAGTCCCCAATAATATTTAGCCTGAACCATATTCTCATCTTCCCATCCTGAAACCTCAGTACCTATAAAGCTATGTTTAATATATCCTTGAGTTATCTCTGTTCTTACATCATAGAAAAAATCTGTATAAGAACCGTTAACTATTCTATTATTTCTCCATTGAGCATCTATAGTTATAGTAGTATTTAATTTAGGTACTAGTATAAATGTAATATTTATTCTTTTATTAGCCTCTAAGTTAAGAAACATTTCTGTATCATCGTTAAAATCTAACCTAAATTCAAATCCAGATGTATCATCCCAATCTTCAACAGTAAAAGCTCCTCCAGGTACTTTAACACCTGTGTAAACAGCATTACCACAAACAACACCTTCATTTATATTATAAGATGTAGATGTGTTAGTCCATGTTTGCTCATAGAAATATCCAGGTATATTTTCCATATCATCAGATATAACCATTACAACATCCATGTCAGGAATAGTTATACCACTATGTAAAGCATATGGTGTAAGTGTATCTTGAGAACTTGTCCATACAGGTATTCCGTCAACATTTATATTATCTGACTCTCTGTTGAATTGATGTATGTAGAAATATATATCTTCTGTATTTGATTGTATTTTACTTAAATTAATTTTAGCTTTACCATCAACTGTAGCACAAAAAGAACCTGCTGTTGCGTTATTTTCTTGCTCTCTAATAGTTGTATATTCCGCAGGAGTAAGTGGACTTGTATTGTAATACTTATCACTTGCTCTATCGTAATTAAACTTCATTGTCTCAGCTGATAAATCAGTGACCATAAAGTTATCTGGAGTCAAGAAAGGTGATGAAGGCATTTGACTTGGAACTCCTGCTAATCTAGTTTGTGCAACTTCAGGAACTCTCGCTATACCTGAGAACTTACAGTCAGCTGACCATTGATGAGTATCACTAGTCATAGGAACCATAGGTAAAGTCAATCCTAACTCATTTGCTTTAATCCCTGGGTATAGTTCATTATCTAGTTTTAAAAAATCAGATTGAACATCTATACCAACAAATGAAAATATATTTTCTATTAATTTCCATAAAGTAAATGTAGGTTGTAATTGACTCAACTTTCTCATTGGGTCATAAGCAAACATTACGTTTTTATTATTAAAATTATAAAAAGGAAATGTAAACATCTCGTCCAAAGATGTGTTAGTTGAATTATTAGCACCGTAAACAAATACATCAGTAGTTAAATCTACGTATCTTCTTTGAGTGTTATTAACATCTGCAAAAAAGTCTGACATCTTCCATTTATTAAGTTGTTTCAAAGCATTAGATATAATATCTATTACTGAAATCTCTATATAAGGTTGTAGAACATCTATTTGTTGACCTTCAATACTAGCTATAAAGTCAAAAGCAATTAATCCGTTAGAATAAAACATCTTTCCATCTACATCTCTAGATACTGGGTAATTAGCATCAATAGGTAATCCACAAAGAACTCTATTGTTTGGAGTAGTAGGTATCTTAAACTTATTAGTATAAGGTATTTTTCTTCCAGCAAGACTCTTGTAATCTTCGAATTGATGATTATACATAACCTCAAAGTCTTCGAAAACATCTAGGGGTTTGTAAATAAATACCCCTGGTGATGTTTCTGTTTTTAGTTGTAATATCATATTTATTTCTTTAATTATAATATACTCATTATATTAGTAACTAGTCCTTTTAGTTAATGCATTACGCTCACTTTCAGATTTTTCTAAATCTTGAGTAGTAACAAATGCTCTTACAGGTTTATTTAAAGCTTCTAATAAAGCGTCATTTATAGAACTGTTAGTGCTTTCTAAATTATCAGCAACTGTTCCACCTGTAGCAAACTTACGTTTACCTGTTCTAGTTTTACCATTTATTCTTTCTAATTCAGCTAAGTTATTTTTAGCAGATTCTTTATTTACAATAAATTCACCACCTTCCATTTCATAACCTCCGTTACCTCTAACTGTAAATGGAACACCACCTGCAGCATGAGAAGCACCATGAACCATACCACCATCAGCATACTTTTTAGGTACAAACTTTCTTTGACTAATACCTTTAACGTTCATCACTGTAGAAGCTGCAATAGCTGCAGTACTTATACCTGCAAATATACCTGCCGCAACTGGGTTAGGTGAATTAGCAAATGCTTGTGCAATAGCTTGCGCTGTAGAACTAATACCTGTAAAGATAGCTGTCTGCATGTCGATTTTCTTTTGAGCATCAAACATCTTTTTAGCTACTTTATTCTCTTTCTGTATCTTTCTCTTATCAGCTCTTTCCTTAGCAGCAGCAGCATCATCTTGAGATATAATACCTGCACTAAGTGCGCTATTTAGAATACCCATTTCAGCTTCATGCCTACCTTGTATTATAGCTAACTCAGCATCTGCTTGTTGTTGCATAACAACTAATCTAGCTTCACCTGCTTGAGTTATTAATCCAGTAATCTCGTCAAAAGCACCTATACTAGCACCTAGGTAATCAAAGTCCTCTGTATCCTTTTTATTACCAGTTTTTAATGCTTTCTGCTCATCTGCTAAAGCTTTATCTATAGTACCGTCTTTTTTACCGAAAAGCTCTTTCTTAGCACTTATATCTACAGGGTTTTTCTTACGAATCTTTAATCTCTCATTTTCATATTCAAGATGTATTATTTCAGCCTCTAAATCATCAAAGAATTTAGTTATATCTTTAACTTCTTTCCTATAATAATCCTTAGTCTCCTTATTCATCTCATCCATTAAAGCCTTACGACCTTTAAAGTCACCTCTATCTAATTTCTTTAACTGATTGTTAAGTATAGCCATTTTTAAGGCATACTTTTGCTTTTCATTGAATTCAGCTTCGTATCTACTTTGCTTAGACTCATTGTCTCTTAAGTCATACTTATCTTGATTCTTTTCTCCAGTTGCAGAGTCTTTAGTTTGATTAGCAGCTACAGATGTCATGTTTCTATCGAAAGCATCTTTCTGAGTAGGGTTTCTAGCTATATAACCTGCTCTAGCATCTTCCTGTCTTTTTAGATACTTTTCATATAGATTATTAAGTTCATCCCTGTACATTTGTTCAAGATGTATTAAATCATCATTAATACGATTCTTTTTTATTGGGTCATCTTCATTTCTATATTGTATCTCTAACTTGTTCTTATCAATCTCGTATCTAGAATCCATCTCTGCATTTCTTTCAAAACGCTCAACTTTCTCTGTCTTTTTTCTACCTTTCTTATCACATACAATTCCCATAGAAGCAGCTGCTAATGGAAACTTCTCACATAGCTCATCAGATACAGCATCCATCTCATCAATACTTCTTTGAATCTGTTTCTTATTACTAGCTAAAGAATCTGTTGTAAATTTAAGAGAGCCTTTATTTATTTCTTTTAAAGATTGTATTTTATTTAAGTACTTCTCTTTCAATACGTTAACTAAAGTATCAGTACCTCCTTTTACAATGGTTTGACCGCCACTATCAGCCTCAGCTCTTAGTAAATTTATTTGTTGAGTTTTAAAGTTTTTCATTAAGAATTCATACTGTGCTTGAGTAACCGTACCGTATTCTTTTAACTTAGCTAAACCAACTTTAAACTGCTCTTCAGTTCCAAATATAGTATCTATAAAATCATTTGATTTATCAGTACCTCTATATGAATTAGTCTTCTCTATAGCGTTATTTATTTCCTTAGAAAATAATATAGCTAATTTTTCAGCAGCATTTGCAATTTTAGCTTCATCTAATTTAAGCATAGATTCAGAGAAACTATTACCCTCTAAAGCACCCATTAAACCTGTTATAGCCTTACTATGTTCTCCTAATAGCTTTATTTCTTCAGCATTAATTTTCATTGACTCACCACTCATATTAAGAATTCTTTTTTGAGCCAATATGTTATCTCTCATCTGATAAAAAACATCATTATCAGAAGAGTCTGGTGACATAGATTCTTTAAGTTTTTCAAAATCCTCACGTAGCGTTGGGAATAAAGTTATCATCCTAGTCATTATAGCTTCAGAGTTATCTTTACCAAACTTAGAATTTATTACATCCATTAGGCCAATAGACTCTTTCATTGCTGTTCTAAAGTCTTGATTTGGGTCAAACACAGGAGCAAAGTAATTTTTAAATGAATTCTGCATAATATCCCATTTAGCCTGGAATGTACTTTGCTGTATAGATGCAGCTCTTAAAGCTTCTCCATAATCATTCATAGACCTAGCTACATTTGCATCAAATTCATCTAAAGAGTTTGCCATTATAAATAATTGATTGGCAGCTCTTCTACCAACTAATTCAGCAACCTCATAAAAAGATAAATGCTCGTCACTAACTCGTTGTAATATATCTCGTAAAGAATCACCTTCTCTACCTAATTTTGTAAACACATTTCTTAATCCTGTACCAATTTTAGAAGCTGTAATACCTCTATCAGATAGTATTGCCATTGCAGCAGTAAGTTCATCAAAAGATGTTCCTGTGGATGCAGCAGCAGAACCAACATAAGAGAATGCTGTATTAAATTTCTCTAGATTCAATGCTGAATTGTTAAATATATCAACCATTCTATCAGATATAATACCTGATTGTGCAGCAGTATATTCATAAGCATTAATTACCTTTCCTAGTATCTCAGCAGTCTGCTGTAAGCTCTCTCCAGTTGCCGCAGCAACGTTTGCAAGATTAGGTAATATCTCTCCAACATCTGAAGCCTCGAAACCTAATTTACCTAAAGCAGTGGCAGCACCAACAATCTCCATAGTAGAGAATCTAGTAGAAGCAGCAACCGTCATTATTGTATTAGATACATCAGCCATTTCTTTATTAGTAAATCCAGACTTAACAGCTAAATCAGTAAATGCAGTCTCAAATTCTATTACAGATGTAACAGCGAATTCAAATGCTTTCTTAACAGCACCTATAATCCCTATAGCCGCACCATAAGAAGCTATTGTTCCTACTTTAGCTCCAAAGTTATCAAACCCTCCTATAAGTGTCTTTTTTCTATCAGCAGCATACTTTTTATCTAAAGCTAACTTCTCTGCATCTCCCTTTTTCTTGTTCTTAACTTCAGCTCTTCTTAACTGTGTATTTAATTTCTTAGACTCGTTAAGTATTCTTTTCTGGTCAGCTTGTTGCTTCTGTCTACTCCTAGCACTTGTCTTACTATTAGCTTTTGCAAACTCTTTCTCAGCTTGAGCTTGAGCCTCTATTAATGACTTACCGTCTATGTAATACTTTAAAGCAATTTCTACTACACTTTTATTTTTACTTGCCATTAGTTTGCTGCGTTTATTTTCTTAATTATATTTTTTCTTATCTGCGCTCTATAGTAAGCACCTTTTTTATCTACATCGCTTCTAAAAGCTAATTCAAGCCTTTTATTCTTATCTAACCTGTACCAATCTTTTAATACTGGAGGTTTAGATTTTTTAGCCATAGTTTTCTGTATAGCAATAGCGATACCATTTATTAATGTAGAAATCTTTCCTTTTATTTCTGAAGCACCACTATTCTGTCTAATACCAGACATTTTCTTAGCTCCCATTCTAAAATGACCATTTTTTTGTTTCTGCCATATCCAACCTAATATACTATTCCTAGATACTTGTTTAGGAGACCTATCTAATGCTAAACCTTCTCCCCATGGTGTTTTCTTGAAATCTGGAACAACCTCAAACACAATTTCTACTACTCCATTCTTAGGTTTAGTTACTTTAACAAAAACCTCAGCTTTAAACTCTCTATATAGTCCTCCTGGTTTATCACCTAAAGCCCATCCAACTCCTTGGTATGTAGGTCTATTGCTTCTTGTTACATATGCACGTTTACTTTTAGTTAATTCTAATTTAGCTCTAACTTCGTAACTAGATTTTATTAATTGCTCGTATCTTGTAATAAGTTTCCTGTCAGGTTGCATTACTCCAGCAACAGTATCAAATATAGAACCTCTTAATTTATTTGACTTAAATGATGACGTATCACCACTATCACTTTCAGTTCTGTTTTGTCCTTTCTCTTCAGCTGACATTCTTGATTGCAATGCTGCAAAGAAATCATCTGGTGCGCCATATACTATGCTCATTACACGTTATATTCTTCCATCTTTTTCCAGTAAGAAGGACTTCTTTTAATTATAAATTCAAATTTACCAGATATAGATGTAAATATACCTTCTCCTACTTGTTCTGTTGATAAGTTAACTCCTTGTAACTCTATTTCACCGTCAGCAATATACTTTAAGTAATCACCTAAAGCAGATACACAAAATATGTTCTCTTCTTCTGAATTTATTACAGAATCAGTATCATAGATAGTCTCATCAGCCATTACAAAGCTATATGACATTGTTTGATTATAATTTTGGTCATCATAAGTAATACTATCAACTCCTACAACTAATACTCTTGGTTCTGAAGCATTTACTTCATCTATAATCTTTTCGGTATCTTTCATATACCTAAAGTCTTTTATTAATTCCATTTTCTCAGCAAAAAGCTTAATTTCTGCCATGAGTTCTTTGTGACTATTTATCATATCTTATTTTTTACATACTAGCAGCCTTAGCTTCTAGATATTCAACTATTTGTAAACTTCTTTTCTCTGCTAAGAATGGCATAACGACATACATCATTAATTCCACAGCTTCGCTAAACTTAAATATATCATTACTTGCTACATCCGATATCATACTGTTCCAAAAGAACTTTTTTGTATGAAAAGCACGAGCTGAGGTACTAGAACCAACATTAGTCCCTTCTTTCTCTTCCTCATCATCTTCATCTTCATCAAGAGTCTCATATATAACTCCATTATAGGTTTTATATAAATAAATTTTTCTAACCTCCATAAATCTATTAAAAGCTCCATATATATTACCTATATTTTCATCAAGTACAGATTCTTTATGTTCACCTTCTTTTACTGCATCTTCATTATCTATTTTAAGCTCATTTAAGGGTCTTAAAATTATTGGAGATAGCATTGCAACTCTTTCGTCTGGAGATAGATTCTCGACACTTAAAATCTTCTCTATTAATATAAAATGACCAAAAGAAATGTTGTTTAAGTTTGTAATTTCTTTAAAGTTCTCTATTCCGTTATCATGTAATGAATCTTCAAGTACTTTTCTAAGTAAAAGTTCATCAATACTGTTAACTTTCATAGAATCGTCCCTTAAAGACTCAAGCTCTTTCTGATTTCTTAAAGTTATTTTTTTCATTAGTAAACTTCTGTATATCCAGTTGCTGTTTCTTCATTTTTACATACTACTGCAAGTATTAAAGACATAACCATGTCATCATGAATACCTTCAGAGCCTTTATATTGCCATTTACCTGTCACCTTGTTTTGAATAGAAGAAAAAGCATATAATTCCTTTTCTAACTCTTCATTAAACGGTATGGTAATAGCATACTCATCGAATAATTTAATAAGTTGGTCAACCATTACTGGTTTATTCATTGCAGAGGTTCTAACTTCATTTAACTTGTACATTTGGTACTCATCTAGTAGTTCATCAAACAATAACTCCTTATTATTTATTTCCATGTAACAAGAAACCAAATCTGCTTCGTGTTTCTTATAAAATTTATATATTCTTTCCTTAAATTCTTTGTGAGTGTATCTCTCGTCCGACATATTAAATCTATCGATATCTACAACAACGTTATTTATATCTATACACGTTAATACGGTAAAGTCATTTACAACACCTATATCTACACCAATAAACTTCTTAGGAGCGATTCTGACAGAGTTATGATACTCAATAGACTGCTTATTGTAGTCATTGTACCATTCTTTTGTCTTTCTAGCGTCTGCAACTCCTGCAAACAATGATTTATCCGATATAAACTCACCCATTACCTCTCGGTTGAATGCATTTGCTGACATAGTGTCCTTTAGAGCCATAATAACTCTTAATATATCGTCATAATCATCTTGCTCTGATAAATCTTCGTAAGTAGCATCTAGTGAGTACACTAAATCATGGTTTTCAGGCTTTAATCCTTTCTGATATATATCATAAAACCAATTCTTTCCATTAGGAGTACTAAACATAGCTACACGACCTTTAGTTCGAGTAAGCATAGGTAATAAAATCTCTGTATAAGTAGTTTCCTTCATAAAAGCAGCTTCATCGATATACATAAAGTGACAAGTGTCACCTCTTAAGTTATCTTCGGATTCAGCTGAAAGGAAAGAAGCAACAGTACCATTGTGAAACGTGTACTCCTGCTCCTTATATCTTATCTTCTTGAAAATTTTGTCTTTCACGTCCTCAAATCCATTAAACATACTGTCTATGGTTTGCATGTGTTTTGTGGCTAAAGAATATGCTGGTGTGATGAATCTAATCTTCTGATTAGGTTTATTCATTCCCCTGTACAACATATCCATTAAAGCCCAATATGACTTTCCAGTTTGCCTTCCGTATTTTAAACATGTAATAAATGGTTTCTTACCATAAACTACATCATTTGCTGCTAGTTGAGGTTTAGAGGGATTGTAAAGCTTTATCTGCTGAACATTACTCATTAATTTACAACTGATTTAAACGTATTGTAATTAATTAATCTTTTAATATGGTCATAGTTAGCTTGACATACTAATCTAACGTATAGAGTACCATTTACATGCATATCTCTACGACTAGAACTAGCCATTAACATAGTACCTGACTCTTCTAACAAAGGAAATAACTTTTCTTTAAGATGTTGGAATAAGAAGTCTGCATCGAAAGATGATTCTGTCTTAATTAATATCTTTTTATTACCTTTAGATTCTCCTATTATATATTCTACTATATTGTACCAAGTTAATTCATCTGAATTTAATTTAGGTACTTCTACTACAACTTCTTCTACTATTACTTCTTCTTGTTCAGCTACTAGCTCAAGAAATTTTTTCTTAGATGTAGCTTTAATACTTGGGTATAATTCCCTTAATTCTGATAATGATAATTTCTGCATAATATTTTTTTTAAGTTAATTCGTTCAACCATTTCTTTCTTTTAGCACAACCACATCCAGGTTCTTTACCTTCTTCTGTTTTTCCTTGTACTTTCTTAATGATTGCTTCTGGTACTACAGCTTTAATAACTGCTTCTACCTTGTCTCCTAATTTAAAGTTTTTAAGCATTTGTTTTATTTTTAGTTTTTATAATTTATAAAGTCTATATTTAATTTTAACCTCTTCTCCTGACTCTATAAAAGTAAGTGTTGAAATACGCATTGTACTACCTAAGTCCACCAGCTCTGCATTAGGTGTTTCGCTATGATTAATAAATCCACCTAAAGGAGTTCTTATATAATCGTGCTTATAGTCTTTATTAAGTATATGCGTTATTCCTAAATCTGTATTTTTTGCAATATCATTTACTGCAAATAAACCTATCCCATCTATTTTAGATTTTTTTATCGTAAGATTTTCTGGCAATGGTCTATACATATCTTTTATTTTTTAATTTCGTATTTCTTAGCATTATTAGCTAAAATCTTTGCACCTGTTACAAAAATGTCTTCACAGTTTTCTTGAGGTGTTACTTGAGTATCTTGTGCATGGGCTTGTACCAATAATTCTTGGTAAGCTAAATCCCATACGTCTACATTACATGTTGGTTTTGCCATTACGTTATATCTATTGTTTTAGGTTCGTTTTGTGTCTTAGTTAAATCTATAATCCCAATCATATGCTTTTCTATAACTCTACTTTCTTTAGATGAGGTTAAATTACCTTTTATCATCTTATTGATTTCTGTTATAGCTCTTAATACACCTTGGGTATCACTCTCAGCTTTCGCTTGGTTCATTATCCATATTAAATTATCCAATATAACTATTTTATTAGCTTCTGGATGTACTGGGTCTGATTCTACAAAATCCTTAAAGGCTAATGCTAATGCTGATTTACCAGTTCTTAATGTAGCGTTAATTCTTTTTGCTTGTAGTTCAGTTACTGAATCTAAAGACTTTTTCATTGAGTGAGTGTCTTTAAAATTCTGTATAAATACAACCTCATAGCTCTCTAGCTCGTATTGATTATCATACAGGGTTAAATTGTGACTCATACGTTGTTATTTTTTAAATTATAGAGTAAATAAGTGATTTAATTATTGAAACTGTAGTATATATTAAAGATACTAATACATATACTAAAAATAAACTAACTCCCCATTTAAAACTCTTCATATTTCTCTATATTTGTTACATTTATAATATACTCATTATAAAGACACATGTAATTATTATTATGTGTTAAAATTTAATCCACGTCACACCATATTAGACCAACAAACCTGGAGATGTAGTGATAGCAAGGGATAGGAAGCCATGAAAGTCAACTCAGAACCCTGTTTAGAGACCTTCTTCTCGTGCGGTGGTTTTTTTAGAAGGCTCGCACCTAATATTATTAATTTATCAAAGGAAATAAGTGTATCAAGAAAGAAAATGATTAAGTTCTGGGAATGAATACATCTTAAGTTAAATTATTGTAACTGTTTTGTTGAGGTTAATGATATAAAGTTGCTGTAGGCTATGAAATTCTCTTCTCTCCCCCAAATTCTACCAAATTCTCTCTTAAACTACTACAATAGTTCTCTAAACCTCTACAAAAGTACTAATAAGTTAGAAATACGTGTGTAATATTTACCTCT